ATACACCCTTAGTATATCCATCAGAAAGCATTTGATAGACATTAGAATCTTCCATATTAATTGAAAGCAAGTCTATATCTACATAGTGATTTTCCTTAACCATATTAATAGTATCTTTAATTACCGACAAAGTTTTTAATCCAAGTGCGTCAATCTTAATGAGGCCAATCCGTTCAGCTTCCTCCATGTCAATACCAACGACAGGTATGCGTTCATCAGACCCAGGAGAAGATCTTGTCTCCATCGGAGCAAACCTAAAAATCGGATCTTTGCTAGTGACCACACCAGCAGCGTGTATGCCAGTGCCACGAATACGACCACGAAGTTTTTCACCATATATCTCCACCTCTGGATATTTTTCACGAAACTCTCTAGTTGATTTTGATGTGCAGAAATCATCCCAAGTATCTACTAACTTTAAAACTTTGTTTACATCTGCTAAAGGAATATTTAAAACTCTAGAGATATCTCTAACAATTCCTTTTCCTCTAAACTGTAAGAATGTTGCAATGGAAGCAACATGTCTGTATTGTCTAACTAAATAATCCTTAACTTCTTCACGACGGTTGTCTTGAATATCTGTATCGATATCTGGAAAGTCATTACGGTCTGGATTAATAAAACGGAAAAACAATAGTCCATGTTTTATTGGATCAATATCAGTTATGCCAAGTGTGTAACAAACTAAAGAGCCAGCAGAAGAACCACGGCCAGGTCCTACAAGAATTCCTTCTTTCTTAGCCCAGTTAATCATACTTCTAACAACTAGAAAATAAGAAGCAAACTTTTTATTTTTAATAATTTCAAGTTCTTCATCTAGCCTGTCTATATATTCCTGATTACCATCAAGTCCTTTTAGCTTCAAACCTTCAATAGCAATGGCTTTAAGTTCTTTGTCTGGGTCTTTATATTGAACTGGGAGCAGGTTTAATCCATCTTTAAGGTCATAATCTTTAATTTTATCTGTTACTAGTAGGGTATTTGTATACATATCTTCTCTAGTTATACCCTGGGATTCCATGGCAAATTTCATTTCATCATATGATAATAAATGAATGTCAAACTTATTGAATGACATCTGTCTATCTGCCCCGTATAAATAGTCAAGACGCTTCATCATTCCATCTTGCTTTTTTGATTTTTCATATGTAGAAGTTTTTTCTACCTTAGCATGTGAATTCATAAGCAACTTAAACTCTTGAATTTCTTTTTGTGATTTATCAACATGGTGGCAGTCTGGAGTTACAACAACTTGGACCTTAAACTCATCTGCTAAATCAGATAGCTGTTTATTTACTTCTGCTCCATTGTGTGGCATAAGTTCCATATAAAAATCATCTACAAATACTCTCTTAAACCATTCAATATGTTTTTTGGCTTGGGCATATTCATTATGCTCAATAGCTTTTGCAATTATTCCGCTAAGACATCCAGATAAAACAATAATGCCTTCACTATACTTTTCTAATGTTTCAAAATCAAAGCGTGGCTTATTAAAGTATCCTTCAGTCCAAGCAATTTCATTAATCTTATTAAGATTTTCTAAACCTTTTTGGTCCTTGGCGAGAAGGATAATGTGAAAATAAACCATGTCAAGAGGATCAGTGCGTTCTGCCTTTGCTCTCTTGTCAAATCTATCAACACAAAAATATCCTTCTACACCTAGGATAGGCTTTACACCATTTGCTTTTGCAATTCGATACAGCTCTCGATGCCCAGATAAGGTTCCGTGATCTGTGATAGCCAATGCTGGCATACCAAGTTCAACTGCTCGGTTTATATATTCTTCTGGAGTAGCAACACCATCAAATAATGAATAGTGTGTATGGACGTGTAAGCCAGTATAGTTCATATTACCAATCAGCGTTTGTTGCTGAAGTGGTAGTTGGGCCATCAAAGCCCAAATAGAACGCTTCTTGTTCCGCATATGGAATCTTCTTTAGTGCAAGTTCCAATGGGAATGGTTCGATTCCAGACCAGTTAAATGGTTCTGTATCGGGTGCTGATGGAATTAGTGTGTAATTGGTTTCAGTTCCCTGACCATTACGCTTTAGCTTCCATACAACATTTGAGATGCTACCAGTTTCAAGTGCATACTCACGAATTGTATTAAATGATGATTGCTTACTGATACCCATTGACCAGATAGCGACATATGGCTTTTCAATTCCATCGTCAACTAGAACATTGCAATAAAAACGTAGGCGACCTCTCCAGCCAGCCTTTGGATCTTTACGATGCATTTCTTCTGCCCAGTCACGGCCTTCTGATTCCATTGTGTCTACAGCTTTGCGCTTATAGTCTTTTGGATTTGTGTGTTCTTTTACTACAAGTGATAAACCACGCTCTGCATTATAATTTGCAGAATCTTCGTCTAACTCTTCTATGAAACGAATCTTTACTGATTGTCCATCGGCAAGCTTTAGCCACTTTACCTTTGGTGAGTTTTCATCATATTTTGGCTTGTCGAGCAGGGCGTTGATTGCTTTTAATCCCTTTACTACGCTCATGTTTTCTCCTTCGTGTTGTTTATATTAGTTTAGCATAGACGATATAGATTTGTCAAATTGGAATTCTAAACTCCTAATTGTTTCATCATCCATATCACCAATGTCTTTGTATTTTTTATCTATCGTGATTACACTAATAAGAGATCCAAGTTTTTCTATTAACTTATCCTTCATTATTTTTCCAGCTTCATCATTATCTGCAACAAGTATAACGTTGTTGAAATACTTTTCTAATAGTCTGATTTGAGATGCAGACACATTAGCACCCAGAGTTGCAACTGCTGGGAAACCTACTTGATCTAATCGAATAGCATCAAATGATGATTCGACTACATATACAACGCTAGAGCTTTTTACTCTATGCAAATTAAATAAAATTTTACTTTTTGGCAATCCTGGAGTATTTTTAAACTCTTTACCTTCAACAGTTCTTGCAACAAATCCAATAGTCATTCCGTCTGGAGACTGCATTGGTATCGTAACAGAATCTTGTTTTTCTGAATAACCCAAATTAAATTTTATCACAGAATCTTTTGTAATTCTACGACCTTCAAAATATCTCATGGCTCTTGGAGATTCTGTTGCTTGATTATTTAATCTTTTAATTAAAAGCTCATCATATTGTATAAATTCTGGTGGGGCATACAGGGTTTTGTTTACAATATTTTCTATATTATGTTCTGTTTCTTTGCTTTTTATATACCTTGCAGTTTCAAAATATGTTCTTCCAGTAGTAAACATAACAAACTCTTCTAGGCTTTTTGTAGTTTGACAACCAAAACAAAAGAACAGTCCACTATCTTTTGCAACTTCTCCAGCAGGGGTTCTACTATTATTATGATATGGGCAATAGATAATAAAATCATTGCCAAACTCTGCTTCAACATCAATGCCAGCACCTGCCAATACCCTACGTATTTGCTCTTCTGTATAAATGTTTTTACGCATATGGTCCTAAAATACCATAACCAATTGTATACCTTAAACCATTTGTGGTTTCACAAACTCCATGCATTTCGTTCATTTTGTAGTATGCAATATCCCCAGCCCTTGGTTTATATTTATACTTATAATTTGGCAAAGAAAGTTCACCACCATCAAAATCATCATTGACGTATAGCATAGCAACAAAACTGTCTACTCTTTGATCTGTAATATCTTGGTGTTCCGTCATTGGGGTAAATGGAAGTAGCTTGGATACAGTTATTGTTGACCTAAGTGGTTCCATATGTTTCATCTTCTTATCTTTCATAAACTTAAATAAGGAAGCACTCATTATGTTTTGAAATAAACACCTAAGTTCAATAGCAGCATAGCTATCTTTTCTATCATTACAAAATGGAAGGTCCATTGTTAGGTGAGGCCTTCTTGTAATGCTTTGAAGTGGATAAGAATCTTTGCTTACAGTTTCAATAAGGTCAATCCAATACTGTGTATTTATATTGTTTGAATAAATAGTAATAAACTCATTATCAATTCTAGGTTTAATATTATTTTCCATCTTCGTAATCCTTATAACGATAATATCCTTTATCAAAGTCTGCCTGCACTAAAAAATCTCCCATAAAACCATTACGGTTTTTTCTAAATACACATTCAATAATATCACTATTGGTAGCACGACCTAAAGCCATAACCCAGTCAGCATCATAAGCAATCTGTCTAGACCAAGCGGTTTGACCTAGTGTCGGGGGGCTTGATAAATCTTTTACATCATCAGGGGTAGCAGATGAAATAGCAATAATAGGAACTTCTTCACTAATAGACATTAGCTTTAGTTCTCTTGAAAGGTTTTTCATTCTTACCGTTTCATTCTCAGACTTTTGATTTGGTGACATTAATTGTAAATAGTCCACTATAACAAAGTCTGGTCTATATTGATCAATCTTTCCACGAATAACCGAAGGAGTTACTTCACCACCACTATCGTTAGATATGATATGAAATTCTGGACGGCCCTCTACTTTATTTTTATGCCACTTTTTTAGCATATCAATTTCTATTTCGCCTTTACTTAACTTTCTATGAGACCACAGACCTTCACCCATAATTGCAAAAATACGATTACGAACTTCTGTTTCAGACATTTCTAAAGAAATAATCATTGGTGACTTTCCCTGCTTCCATGCTTGAACTGCAAAATATAGGGCCATCCAAGATTTACCAATGCCAGGGTAGGCTAGAAACACTCCAAGTTGACCTGGCATAATTCCAGAAGGTAGGTAATTATCAAATCCTGGTAGATTAGTTTTAATTCCAACCTGTCCTAATGCATTTTGTTTTTGAACATTTTCAAAATATGCAACTGCGGATTCTAAATCGGTAGCGTCAATATCTCTAATAGATGCAGTATTCTTTTTAAGTTCAGATGTTTTTGTAATTAAAGTTTCAAGTGCTTTTGGACCATTTCCACCTTGAACTTCTCCTGCTGCATTTTTAATTATGTCCTTTAGGCTGTCATTTAAATATTCAACTTGTAATTCTTCAAGATGATGCTTTGTAGCACCAACCCCTTCGATTGGTTCAAAATCTCTAAACTTTTCTCTAACTAAATCTACTGGAGGAAGTGATTGATTATTTTCAGAGTATAGGCGAATAAAGTTCCAGATGTCTCTATGTGTTCTAAGTAGGTTATCTACATTAGCCTGCAAGAGAACATGGATTTGCTTGTCTTTTAATACTGCAGTTATTAACTTAGCCTCTGTATTATTCACTTAACCACTTCCTTGCAATATTCCTGCGCTCTAATCTTTCATCTTTATCTTGCTCTATTTCTAGCTTTCCGTTTAAGATCTTTTCTGCATTATAGGCAAAATAATTCCATGTTGGGTCTTTTGCAATAGAAAAATAGTATTCAAGAAGATCGTAACATTCTGATACCCCATAAGACTCTACAAGTCCATCTGCTGCCCATTGTTCAGCATTAAGGTTCATGTTAGACTTTTGCTCATACCGCTGTAGATATAGTTTATTAAACCTACTAAGCAAAGCCATTCGGTCTTTGCGTTCAGCCACTACTCTGCTATTTCAGCTTTTGCTTCATTAATCTTATCGGTTAGCTTGTCTTCAACAAACTTGTATACACGTTCAAAAGCTTGGTCTACGTTTTCGCCATCACGCCTTGAATCGATAACTCCAAGATCTAAACGCAAAGATTGAAAGTTTCCAAGATTAAGAGTATATCCAAGAGTTACAGATACCTTTGTATTATCATTTTCCATTTTATCCACCCTTTTATTTGTTATTACAATTGTAGCATAGAAACAAAAATTTAGATATTCTCACTCCACACTGGAATGTATCGTCCATCTTCTGTCTTTGTATATGTAAGTATACCGTCACCCATCCTTCGTGTCAACTCTTGATTTGTAGGGGTGCTGTTATTTGTTATTAATTTATCTTTTCTTGGCTGCCCAATATGTATGCTCGCAAGAATAGATCTTATTTCTCTTACACTATCTTCCGAATAATATGCTCTAATTTTAAATCCACGCTTACCATTAATACTTGCCCCTATTGGTGGTGGTATAACTCCTCGTTTAATTAAGCTTGGCATATATTTTCGATGACGATTAATTAATTTAGAAGTTTCAGAAACAGTATACGCTCTCTGCCTATTACGCCTAAAGTCAGATCGCAAACATGTTTCAATTCTATCTTTAGTAATGTTATAAACAGTAACCATTCCAGTAGAACGAGAGCTGTGATGTAGTCTAACTAAATCCCCGTTTAAAAACCAAATCTTTTGGTTTCCTTTTATTACAGGGTCGTTATTGTATTTCTGGCTCTCAATTTTTCCTTTTGCAGTATCCATCTACCACGCTCACTTTCTGATGGTGGGTGAAAAAAATCTCTTACCCCACAGATAACACAAAACATTTCTATGTGATCAATCGTAGTGTATTGTCTGTCAACAAACATACGACCTTTGCATTTTTTGCAAAAAATCATAAACCACCCTTAATTAATTGGGAATACCAAGAATTATTAAATTTACTGCCAAGGATAAATCACCAGAAGCACCAAACCTAACGACTCCTTCAACACGAGAAGTTGTAACTGTTTTTAAAATAACGCTAACATTTTGTCCAGCAGGAGTATTTCCAGTATTTACTGCTGTTGCTGTTGCAATAGGCTGAAATCTAAAATCGCTTCCAAAATCATATGAAAACGTTTTTTCGTTTCCAGCAGACACGGTAGAGTTATTGGCTACTTCTATATATCCACCAATTAGTCTTGCCTCAGATGTTTTAATGTTTTGTTTTCCAGCACTAACAGTATCTATTGACGTAGTTTTATAAGTTGCAGATGAAACCTGTGTAGACAGGTCATTAATAGTATCAGCCAACTGATAGATGTAGGTAACATCTAAGGGTTGACCTCTTTCTGGTAGCGGAACTTTAGCCATATATATCCATTATATCATTAGATCGTATGCATTGCAGGACTATAAACCAACAAACTTGCAGAGTCTCTTGTTATTGGTTCACCCTTTAAATAAACTTCAACTGTTACCCTATTTGGACTTTGTTCTTGATCTACCCCGTTAATATAAAATGTTGTGGGATGAACAAGAGTAATAGAATTACCAGAGATTCTTTGAACATAGTTAAAATCTCCAAGACCTGCAGCTTTACTCCATTTTACCCAAACATCATAATCTTTTGCTTGCCCAATAATATTAGTGCCTATTTTAACAGTTACAGTATCCCAGGCAACTGTGGTTATTCCAGATGAAACTATAGATATATTTCCTGCAACATATATATAGTTTGGATTAATATTTATTATGGGGGACCAGTGAGAGGTTCTGTTTTTATCTTCAGACACAACCCTATATCTAACATCGTATTTTCCAGTTATACTATTTATTGTTGGAAGGTTGTCTTGACTAAGTTTAATTTTTTTAATAACTTCATTGGCCATTATGTTACCCCAATTGAAAATCTAAACTCAATATAATTGCTTGTGTTAGGAGACTTTATAATAGTTTCCGCTTCATCTGTTTTTATTATAGAATACCCAGTTAATCCATACAGTGGGTTAATAGTTGCAACATTTTCTAAACGCATGGCATCAAGAGCAACATAATAGTCTGCAGATGGAGATCCGCCATCAATCACACATGCATATATTTTTACAACAGTAACAGCATCCCAAGTAAAGTTAGGACTTGTATACAGTTCTTGTAATTGTTTCGATACTACAAAATATCGATTAGAAGAAAAATCTTGAACTAGCTCTGGATTACCAGATGTCCCATGATTAATCTCTACTTCAAATTTTGCAAATTCTCCACCCTCAGCATCCGTAGACGCAAAGTCAACCAATACTCTAACTGTGTCTGGTATTGATATAGAATCTCCATTTTTATTAATTACAGAAAACGCTAACCTTAACTCATCAATTGGTGAATTTTTTGTAAAATCTACATTAGCTCCAGTTAAATGAATGTGGTTTGATCCAGACTCAATGACAAAATGATCTTCTGTTGGTCCGCTATCTTCACTTACTGTTAAGTTTGAATCATCGCCTTGTATAAATATAATATTATTTAAAAATCTACATCTTTCATACCTGTTTACACGAGATGGTTTATAGAAAATTGAGTTATCTGCATTTGATTGAAAGACTGGGTTTATTGTAGCAATTACATTATCATCTTCTGGATCATCCAATGGTGATGAAATAATTGGTATTGCTACGGCTGATGCTTCAGTGTGATATTGCCAATTTTCCGTATTAGTAAATGCAAAAACATTTTTACTATCATATGCCCCAGCAGATGGATTAGAACCTGCAGAAAATATTCCAACCTCAGATATCTCGTATCTTTCTTCTGTTGGAAGTTCTGCAGTTAATACAATTTTATTAATTCCGTTTTCATTTACAAAACCTCTAGAAGATATTGGAACCCTAAACATTTCAAAATCTAAGGATTCTTTGGTAGAAAAATCTTCAGCGGTATCGGCTATATCTAATGGTGTTGGGCCACAACCTACAGCAATGTATGATGCATAGGCTGGTGCCTGACCAAGCATATATTTTCCTATTAGAGCTTTGCCAGTATTAGTTATCATGATTCAATATCTCCAAATTCCGCTTCATATATTGTAGCACTTACTGTAACTTCTACCTCAATTTGCTCGTCACTTTCCATATTAACTGTTTCTATAACTAGGTTTCCTGTTAAATTTTCTAGATATACGTTAGATCCGCTAGGCCCATTGCCGTTGTTTGGAATTTTATTTTCAAGCTTTATAGAAAAATTAGAAAAATACTTGTCAGAGGTATTTTGAATTCCTAAAATATTATTTTGGTTGTATTGTTGCTGTATTGATGAAAGATTTTTAATAGGCTGATAAGAAACCTGCTGTCCATTTATTATATCATTTCTTGCAATATTTATTAGTTCCTGACCACCAATATCTTCAAGAATTAGATTAAACATTTTGTCAACTGAGACTGAGTTGTCATCAAACAAAATAGTGTCTATGGGGGCAGTTTTAATAGCGGGCTTGCTTAAAGTGACAACTGGTAGTGATGCAGTGTTTGGTGTTGCAGCTACTACCGTTTCTTGTTTTGCTACCACCAATGCTTTAGCTGTTGTTGTTGTTTTTAAACCAGTATCGCCCTTGTCTACTGCAGAACTACCGCTAATGCCAAAAATTCTTTTTTCTGTTTCAGTTAAATCAGTATTCTGAACTGGTGCAGTGTTAGTATTTTGTTTAACAACTGCTGGGGGTTTTTCATAACCTTTGGCAGCATTTGGCCTAGCGAATGCATCAAGATATTCAAAATCCATATTACACCTCGCTCAAATACACTGACATGTTGGGGCCATCATTATTTCTTGTATACTCTATATTATATACCACAAATCTATCTGTATCAGAAGATATAAGATTTAAACCAGAAGAATCTTTATAGTCAAGAGTTACAATATCTCCAAGTTGCAATGTTGGTATTGCAAACATGTCAATCCCGATTGACTTTTTAGGTTTCATCAATTTGTTTATAATCCAACCCATTAATGCATTTGCGTCATCATCTGTTTGAATATATAAGCTTTCTATTGAGAATTCATTTTTACCATAGATCATTCTGCTTTGTCTTATTTCATCATATTTTAATTTTTCAAGAAGAGGAGAATATATTAACGAGTCCCCTTTAAACTCTGGGTCTGACAAATTTCCACGTTTTTTAAAATAATCATCAACCGTTAGCTCATGAGTAGTATCTTGAGTAAATGTTATGCCTTGAATTCTTAAATAGTTACCAGTGGTTTCATCTAAACTTAGAGCCTTGTCTGTGGAGTTAAATATTAAAAATTCTGCTCCGTAAGAATCTGCTTGAAAACCAGAAACTGAATACCCTTTGATTCTATTAAATGTAGGAGAAATTTGAGAATAAAGTGCTGGGTATGCTCTATCATATCTTATATCAAAGTATGCACACTCTCTCATAATTGATCCAAACTCTTCAAAATACATATTGTATTTTGGTGGTTGCTGAGAACTTAACCCAGAAAAATATGTGCTTTTTACCATTCCACTCATTCCATATTTTCTATAAGATTCACTGTCGCTAACTTCTACATCGGATAAAGATGATCCTAGCGTTTCTCCAGTTGCAAAAGATAAATTTGCTGGATTATGGGATAGTGCAAAAATATTTTCAAACATACATCTTGAGGATCCACGAGTGAATATAGCCATGTTGTTGTATATCGGCAGTGGATCTGTATCATCAACAATTTTAATTAATTGGTTATTGATATATAAATAAAACCTTCTAGTCTTTCCAACATCTTGATATTCTACCGATAAGTCATACACAGTTGTATTTTCTTCGCTAGCCATTCTATACTGACCTGTAAATCTTCCATCATCTACTAAGATTTTTGAAAGACCTCCCCATAACTTTATTGGAATTGCTTTATTACTAGATGATTCTTTTTTAATTTTATAAAAAACAATATTGTTTATTGATTTTTCTGCATTTCCCTTATTATCAATTTTTAAATACGAATTAATGTTGTCTTCTGTTAAAGCAATAATTTCAAAATAATATCCATTGTTAGTTTCTGGATTAAGCAAAAGAGCTAGTCCTCCAGAACCTCCACCAATATTTACGCTTTGGTCAGTTTGAGTTCCAGAAGTTTGATAATATGTTGTGCTTCCAATTGGTGTTTGTGTTCTTGTAATGTTATTTTCAATTTTTCCAACAATACGCATTCTAGTTCCAAAATGTTTGTATGCATTGTCAAGTTCTTTATAAACATAGGAAACAAAGTTTAATGGAGTTTCTGTTGTTTTAAAAGATGGACCATTCATCACTAAAGCCGAAGACTGAACCGTTCCAGATGTTGTGCTTTTTAAATTATTAACCGCTGTTTCAGTTAAATAATTTGTTGACATAAAATTTTTAATAATTCCATTTCTTGTAGTTTGTCTTGCAAGAGCATTATTTATTCCAGCTGCGCCAGAAGATGTTGGTGGGTATGTAACATTTTCGTCTAGGACGGTTGTAAACATATAGCTAGATTCCATATCACATCCCCTAACATATTCGTTGTTAGACCAATATGAATTGATTCCTGCTGTATGCAGAGAGATGGGTGTTCCAAATTGACTACGACCATGCTCAACTACATTACCATTTTGCAACCTTGTAACTCCATCTATAACCTCATAATATGGAGTAGAAAAAATTCTTATTAATCCTGTTGGATATATTTTGCCGTTAAATGGTAGTGAAGAAAAATACTTTTGGTATTCTTGGTTATCGCTAATCCAAACATTTCCAGTGCCAGTAATATTAAACTCTGCTGCATCATATCTAATAATTTCTCCATTAGAGTATAAGTATCCCTGATATCTTGTTAGCCAGTAAATGTTTTCTCCAAGGTCAATTATGTTATTAATAACATTATGATTTACTACGGTAGGAGCTACGTCAGTTAGGTTAGAGTTTAAAGGCATTGCTCCTAACACATAGCTACCCTGCTTTGAGGCAAGCTCATTTATTGTTTTTGTGTTTTCTGTTCCAGATACTTCCCACAATAGCGCTGGTTTATAAATCCATGTTTTTTCTTGGTCTACTAAATTTGATTGACGGATTGACCCGTAAGATCTTTGAATATATCTAGTTGTATAGTTAATTTTTCCATCATTATATATTTTTTTATCTTTAGATGCAATAGAAATAATGTTTGGAAGATTTCCAGATGTTGAATTTTCTATTACACCAGTGTCTGTCTGGTTATTGTTTCCGGAAATTACAAAGTCTGTAATTCTTTGTTCTTCTGTGGGCATAAGATAATCTTTGCTCATTACAACAAAATTATTATACTCATCAAAAAACATTGCTGTTTGAGTAGCTATTGCTAGCTGACTTAACACCTCTGCAACATTTTGATCTGGAGCAACAAAAAAGTATGGAATAATAGGATCTGATTCTCCACTAATGCGTTTAAAGGTATAATTACTGAAACCTATGTAATCTAGTAATGTAGTAATTGCGTAACTTAAAGAGCTTTGTGTTGTAAGTAATCTTGGTGCTGGCATAGATTCTAAGAAAAAGAAAAAATCTCTTAAATCAATTGATAGAGTTCCAGCAGTTACATCTGCTTGTGGAAATCCTTCTGAGTATAAAGTTTTTATTGGAATATAGTAGTCAAATCCATCTACATTTAAAACTGTTTCATAAAAATTAAATTTAATATTTTTTCTTACATATTTAGAAATAATACTATTAATGTTTTGTTCATTAAAAGCTTGGTCATCATCAAACAAAGATATTTGTCCATTAGAAGCTAATAGCTGTCCAACTGGTAAAGATGTTATACCTATATCAGAAAGCGCCTTTGTAATTTTAAAATCTATTACTTTATCTGAAATATCTACTGCTAATCTTGGTGACATTTCAATTAAATCAAATGTTGAGTCAAACTTATTCATAGTGCTTACTACAATTCTAATTCCAGAGATATATGAGAATTCACGGTAAGTTGTTCCACCATCTATGTCGTTATTAAAAGAATCTGGAGATGTAAGGTCAGTAACAAAGTTTGTATTATTTACAACTTCTTCCGATCCTAGCTGCCATCCATATTGTGGTATAAATGAAGAATATTCTCCATTATTCCATATATAGAATAATCCACGATTTCCACTATTGTTTATTACAAGATATGCGTATCCCTCTAGGCTTGATTCTGGTAAAAGGGAATCTGAAGATAGTCTGTCTGCAAAGACAAAACTGTTTTTATATTCTTCTGGGATTATTAATCCATACTCTAATTCCAAATACCCGTCATTATCAACTATAGGTTCTCCAGATTCACGAAGATCATTTTCATTAAAAACATAAGCATCTATCCAGTTGTTATTTTTAAGATATTGAATTTTCCATCTTTTCGGAACCGTTTTGTTGGCTTCTCCAAAAAGCGGATCTATAGTAGTAGAAGATGAATTTCTAAATGGACCCAAATCAACATCTCCCACATTTGTTTGCATTTTTACAACAATTCTGTTTGTTGGAACCGCTTCCTTATATACTACAAATGGAACAGCATCATCAATATAGTTTAATCCATTAGATATATTTTTTGCAATACCACGTTCAATATTGTTTTCAGTTCTGTATGATGTCCAATACTTAAACTCATCATATCTTGAAGGCATATAGTATCTTGGTCTTTGTGCCATTGAAGCACCAGAGTTTGCAAGAAATCTATTATTAAAATATAATGGCTTGTTAATTCCTGATCTTGGTCTAAATGGCTTTAAACAATCTTCTAGTGAATAAATCATTTTCATTTTATCTTTATTTAAAGTAAACTTTTGTGGGATATTTAAATTATCAAATCCACCATCAATTATAATATCTGCATCTGTGGCATTAGTATAGTAGTTACCTGAGTCTAAAGAATCAAACGCATCTGGTAATGTGTGGTATTGAGATCCAGGGGTAGTTGGACGATATCGATAGTTTCCAAGTTTTTGAATATTATCTGGCATATTCATATTCCACTCAGCCAAGACTAATGATTCTAGCCTTACGGTTGAAGATGTTTCTAGATGTGTCTTTAATGCCTCACTAACAAACACCCTAGACCTCTTCCAGAGTTACCGAAATATTCCAAAGATCATGATTAGACCCACCACGTTTTGTAACGGTATAACTAAAATCTGCAAAGTAAACTTGTATAATTTGATTATATTGTGCTAAATGTCCATATGCTGCATCGTCTTTTCCAAAGTTAGAATATTTATCATAAGCTAAATACATCCAAAATGGTCCAGGATGGTTTTCATACCAGTCTAATATTTCTACTCCACCAGCTCCACCATCGGAAGTAAATTCTCCATTACCACCTTTATATGGAGATACTCCAGAAGCATTAAATGATGGGTCTTGATAATATGATCTTGATGGTAGGTTGTTCCAAGATAGATTCATAGTTAATTTATCTGCAATATGATAAGACCTCATCCTGCCATTAATTGTTCTTTGACGCTGCTCTATTCTAGTTGGGTTAAATTGAAGTTCCCCACGATTATGATCAGACAGCACTAGGAACTGGTTTATAAGGGCTTCATCGGTCTCTGGTGGCACCTCTGAGCCTATTTCATAGCCTGTTGGTAAATAAACTCCATCTGCTAAGGTCCCAGGGTTCTCAGACCATAAAAGGGCTTGTGGGCGCTGATATCTACGTCTGCCTGTTAAGTATGCTGCGGTAGCCATTATCTCTGTCCTCTAATTCTTTGTGCATCAATATATTTAATCTGACCAATAACTGCATTTGCAATATCGTTAGGATTTGCATTTGATTGTGGAACTGTAATTCCAATATTATAATTATACATGGCACTAGAGTTATCTACTACACTATTCATTCCAGAAGACACTTTGTCATAAGATCCTAAATTTGACATTTTAAAGCTTGGGCTATTCATTGCTGAAAGCATTGGTCCAAATTTATCTACAGCAGATTTTCTCATTACAAATTCTCCTGGAGTTAACATGGCTGGAACTGTATCGGTTCCCCTTGAGAGTCCGCCCTTAGCAAAATATTTAGGAACTAGTCCACCTAAAGATAGGTATCCTGTATTCATAGCTCTAACCATTTCTGCTTCTGTCATGAGCGCAATACCTTCCTCTGTTGCTTTCTTTATTTCTTCTGCTCGCTTGCTACCTTGGCCACCGCCTCCGCCTCCACCAGAAGTTGTATTAACTGTGTTAATAGTTAAGGTTATATTCTTATCTTTAATATCTTCCCAGAGTTTTTTAATTGTATTAACTATACTTTCTGCAATCTTAAATCTTTCACTAGTTTTATCTGCTTCAAACCCTGCTTTTTGAATTGCAAGTTTTTGGTTTTCCCATGCTGTCCTTGCTGTATCAATGTTTTCAATTCTTATTCTTAAAGCTTCTGTAATTGGTTCTAATTCTTTTTTACTAAGATTATAATTTTTATCTTGTAAGTCTCTAATGCTAGCAAGAATTGGCAATCTAGCTTGTTCAAGGCTATATATTTTTTCTTCAATTTGTGTTCTTGTAAGTCCACCAACTGTTAGACCTGCAAGTTCTGCTTCTCTTGCTGCTTGAAGTGCTTCAGAGCTTTTTTCCATTGCGTTTTGTGCTGCTTCTGCTCTCATTTCTTGTGCAGCACGAGCAGCAGCTGCTATATCTCCTTGTGATAAAGCATCTGCAAGAGTTAGTCTTCCTTGTTCTTGTTGTGAAATTTCTTCATTAACTTTAGATATTTTTTCGAGTGCTTTTTCTTGTGCATCATATTTATCGTTAATACCCTGAGCAGCCTTATCCATTATTGCTAAATCTTGATTAAATTTTTCAATTGGCCTATCATAGTTTTCTTCAATTGTGCGTTGCATACCTTCAATTAATTTATCATTAACTTCTATAAGTTTTTCAATTCTATCAATTTCTGGTTTAGCAGCAGCACGAGCTTCTTTTTCAAGGAAGTCATAATATTTCATAGCCTTGTCCATTTCAACATCAAAGGCTTTTTCTGGATCAGTTTCTTCTAATGTTTTTTGAACCTCAAGTTTCATATTTTTATATTCAGCAATCATTCTTCTGATTTCTACAGGATTTTTTTGTGCAGCAAGAGAAGTTGCAAAGATTGAATCAGCAAGCATTTCTTGAGCGTCTGCAGTTTCAACTCCAGCAGCCTTTAATTTAATGAAAGCATCTCTTTGCTTAATTGATTCATTAATTACTTGTGCACTTTGAGCACTAAATAATCCTAATTGTTTTTCGTCATAAGCCTTTTTTGCAGCTTTTCCAAATTCTCCGTAGGAAACAACTCCCTTTTTATTAATCTTAATAATTTTTTGTTCAACAGCATTTTCTAATCCACCAACAAAATCAATAAAATCAGAGTTAGCGCCAAGTTTGGATAGTTGTTGATCAATACCATTAAATGCTTTTAGGTCTTTTGCCCCACCAAGAATACGCATAAGTTCTTTAGCTCCACCTTGAGCATCAATTGTTGCATTCCTTGTTCGCTTTAGGTCTTGTAAAATATTTGCAAAAACTGATTTTTTAACAGAGCCATCATCATTGTCGTCGTCCCTTTTAAATGGAATTTCATTAAGAGCGCCAACTCCTGATTGAGCAAGTAATGCACCTGCAACTGCTGGAGCATTTGGAACTTTTTTACCATCTTTATCAACAGTAAAATACTTTGCCTCTAAGTTCCTTTTTCTATCATCTATTCTATCTGGAGAAGCAGGGCTACCTACAAGTTCTTTTTTAATTAAATCTTCAACCTCTTTATCACCAATACTTTTAAATATAGCAATATACTCTTGTATTACTGTCTTTTTTATTTCATCAGTTGCATTTTCATATTTACTCCAAATATCAACTAAGCCAGACATGTTTATAGTTGGATCATCTGTTATTGTTTTTATTGTAGCAAGTGTTTCTACTGTTATTGGACTTTTAATTTTTTCTACTGCTTCAAAGTCTTTTACAAGTTCATCTAAACCTGCTGTTCCTTTTGTATCAACAAATGCTTCAAGATTTATGGCATCTCCATCAAGATCTTTTAATTTATCCAATACTTTAACTCTGGCTTCAAAGTTTTTTTCATCAGTTAAAATTTCTAACTTTATTTCTGGATTTATGTCTTTACCTGACATAATTTCCATAAATTTTTGGAATACGCCCGGATCTTGTGATGTAACTGTTGTTTCTATAATTGATTTAAGTATTGCTACTTCTTTATCGGTTTTTCCTGAAAACATATCTAATAACTTTATCGCTGCCGGAATACTTAATTGTCCGCCTAAAACAGCAGTTTTAATTTGAACTTCAAGTGCCATACCATCTTGTGTATTTATAATATCTGCAGACTTATCTTTAAAATCTGATAAAAATGGGTTATCTTTATTTGCTGATTCAATTCCAAAAGTTAAAGCATCTATAAATTTACTTCTATTGCCTACTGCTGAGTTATACAAAATTTCAGCATCTTTAATTATTTGCTGAGATTTTGCTGCAAGAGTTTGGTCTTCTGACTTTTGTTTTGCTTTTGCAGCAACAATTTGATTCTCTAATTGTAATTGTTTTGCTTTATCTGTGGTTGCCGCTTTTTGTTTTTGTAAACCATCAATAATTGCTTGATTGCTTTGATATTGAGCATCTCTTTGCGCTAAAACAATTTCTAAATTTTTTGCATTTATAACTGCTACTTGAGAAACAAACTCATCCGATGTTGCAGATTTCATTTTATTTTTTACTTCATCAATCATGTCCTCTTGTGAAGAAATAATGCTTAATCTTACTTTAAGCGGATTTGTTAATAGGTCTTGTCCATCTGGACCAATAAGCTCTCTAAGATCTCCACTAATATTTGTATAAAGTGACATATCTTTAAGATTAATTCCAATTGCTCTTGCTACACTGTTTGCTTGTTCTGCTGACATTACTCCATCAGAAATATAAGCAGCAAGCTGTGTTGCTAATAATTTAGCAGCTTTTGGACCGTCTTTTGCTACACTATCATTAAATCCTTTAAATATTTCTTTTCCAATTTCAGATGATAAGAAGGTGGTTCCAAACTGGTTATCTTCACGGTCAAATCCGGTTCTAAATTCATTAGTTCTTGCACCAGTCTCTCTCTGTTCTTGTGCAATTTGTGATGCTCCAATTTCTTTAGTCAATTCACCAACTTGTTGCATTTTTTTAGTGCTTGCTGTTACAGAGTTTACATATGCTACCTGTTTCTTTGTAGCATCGTCCATTCTTTTATTTAATAAGAAAAATCCTCCAGCAAGAGTGGCTGCTGCAGCAACAGCTATTCCGATAGGGTTTGTAAGCATTGGGGCTATTGTTGCAAGTGCAGAAACTCCCATCATTGCACTACCCACTCCAGTATTGCCAGTCATGAATCCTGCCATAGCTCCAATTCCAGCAATTCCAGCAACTGGACCCGCTATCCTGCCAACTCTTTGTGATCTTACTTCACGTTTTTGCTGGTCTAATTGTTTCTTAGTTAGTGGAGCTGATTGTTTAGCAGTTTTATTTTTATCCTCAATTATTTTTAGTTCTTCTTTTAGTGCTTTAAGTCTTCTTTTTTCAACTAACTCAATTTGTCGTCTTAAAGAGTTTTGTTGAGCCTTAAAATCTTTTTCTATTGTTGACATAGCCATGCCTGGTGGCATTTGCATTCCAGGCATTCTTTGATTAGCGCTATATCCAAATTCTGCAGTAGCTCCTAATGGTGGAACAAATCTTCCACGACCAAGCAGAATACCTCTAGAATGGCTTAGCTTTTGTCCACTAGGAATTGCGGCCTTGTCTGTTTTTGTTAAAGGAGTTGTGCTTGGATTAACTCCTCTTCCAGTTTTAACATCTTTAGGTTTTTGACCTGGCTTAACAGCTACTTTTTCAAGACGTGCTTGTTCTCTTTGATTTATAAGACGGGGCTTTTCTCCAAGCTTTATAATGCTCTTTCGCATTTCTTGCCAAATTCCTGGAGTTCTTAATGATGCAACACCAAGAATTCCTTTTGCTTGATAAATTTTTGGATTTTTTACTTTTCCTGAGTTGTGTGCTTTAACTTCAAGCTCTGCAATTTTTGCTAAATGCCCAAATTGTGTTGCATTTATTGGTTGTTGTTTTCTTTGTGCAAAAGAATAAGATTTCTTTAATTCTTTAATATCTCTATCTGTATAGCCTAATTCTTTTAATAATTTATCATTATTAATTAATTTTCCAACAGATTTTTCACCAGCACGATTTAGGTATTGGTTAATTCCTTCATGATCAGAAATTGTAAGTCCACTTTGCCATTTTGTTTTTGGATCTAATGGGTTAAATATATGGGACTCTGCTCTCTTGCCCATAAACTTTCCAATTTCACCTGGTGTTAAACCTTGTCTGGTTAATTCTTTTTGAAGAGCAAGACTTTCTCTGTTTAATCCAAGTCCGGCAGTTCTTTGATTGTTGGCCTGCCTTAAAACTCTTACAGGTTTTGGAGCACCGCTTCCTGACTGTCCAACACGACCAATAAAACGTTCAAAAACATTTGGGGCTATAGGCCTATTGGTTATTTGTCCCTGTGAATTTGGAACTTCTTTAAAGGCATACGCTATGTTATGCTTTAACTGTTTTTCATCAAAGGTAGATTTTATATTTCCTTGTTTATCGTAAAAAACATATTTTTTGCTTTTTTCATCATACTGAATTCTATCTAAAACTGCATGGTATTCAGATCTTCGTGTTTTATATTTACTCATTGCTTCGGTATCTACACCAAGTTGACCACCATACTTCATATCCATATAACGCTTTAATGCTTTTGTTTTTCTTGCAGAAACTGGAGAATTTGTTATTGGTTGAAGATCTACAGTTCCTTTATCAAATCCTCGCAATGTGCCATTGACAAGTGCCTCAATTATTGGTTTAAATCTTGGGTCCTGCGCTGTTTTACTAGGAATAATTGCTTCTCCAGGAGCACCTAAAATTGGGACAATATCTCCTGCGCCCCTTGGACCTGGAATTCCAGTTGTTCCTGTTGCAAACTTCTTTGGAACTGCCCCTTTTCTTCCTGGCATCATCATACCTGGATTTGCTCTGGCAAAATTTGTTGCTGCTATGGTGGCATCAATATATGCTTGACGTAATAATTTTATTGCAGATGTTTCTATAGTAAAAGATTGAGTTAGTTTTGTATGCGCCTGATTTAAAGAAGCTGCAACAGATGCTGCTTCTAGCTGTTCGGTATTTAAATAACTAGTTTGTTGTGCAAGGATATTGCTATTTGCACCAGCTCTTAAAAATCCAGACCTCATTGTTATAAACAGTTTAATTATATTTGCAACACCGTTAGCAAGCAAACCAAATGTCATTAATAGCACTGGACCAATCACACCAACAAGAGTAGTTGCTATAACAATAAACTTTTTAGTTCCATCACCAAGATCATTAAATTTTTCTAAAAATCCTCCAATTGCTTTTGCAATTGGGGTAACTGCCTTTAAAAATTCTTTTCCTATTGGGGCTATGGCAAGTTTTAATTGTTCCATAGACTCTTTAAAGTCTGTGCCAATTGCATCTTCTAAAACACCAAGCTCTCGTTCAGACATAATTGCAAGTTCTTCAACTGATGCTCCTGCAAGATCTAATACTTTAGAAGCCTGGGTTCCATCTTTTGTTACGTTTTGAAATAAAGTTGACAAACGTGAAAATTGAAATTTACCAAATAGTTGTTCAATAGCTCTAGCACGGTTTAATGGGTCTAAGGTATCTAATGCTTGAGCAAAATCTATAACTGTTTCTCTAACATTCCCCATGTTTCCTTCTACAATTGCATTAATGTTAACACCAAATCCTGCAAGCATGTCAACTGCCTTGCCTGTTGGATTAATTAATGCTGCAAGTCCAGACTTAAGTGCGTTAGCTCCTTCTGATGCATTTATACCGCCCTCTTTCATAGCAGTTAAGAAAAACGCTAAGTCTTCAACGCTTCCGCCAAGTTGCTTTACAACTGGACCTGCTTTAGGAATCGCAATTGTTAAATCTTCAATAGATACAACGCTTTGGTTTTCAACTGCGTTAAGAAAGTTAATTTTACTTGCTAAGTCTTCTGTTGCAACACCAAAAGCGTTTGTAACAGATATTGTTGTTTCTAGTGCCTGAGATTGTTCTACTCCGCCAAGAACTGCAAGACGAGTTGCTTGTGCTACTTGTGCTGTAAGTTCTGCCCCAGTTTTACCCATTGCAGCAGCATCTGCTGCCATTTCCATAGTATCAGCAATTGCAACACCATACTTTGTAAACTCTTCAGCAAGTTTTTGTATATCTGCTAAAGCTTTATCTGTTTCTTCAGTAGCTGTAAATACATCTCCATAAACACGCCTAAATCTAATAGCCTGTTTTTCAAGATCCATAAATGTTTTTGCTGCCATAGATCCAAAGTATGCAAGAGGAACTGTAAAACCAACCATAAGTTGGCGACCAGCCCATTGTGTATTTTTACCAAAATTTAAAAGATTAGTGGATCCTTGTTTTAATAATTGATTTAGTAATGCTTGTTTTTGTGCTGCTATTGCTGTTTTGGTAGCATAGTCGTTCATATTCAAAGTAGTTGGTCTTATGGACATAGCCTTCATTGCACCAGATGCGTCACGACCCATTTTAATATATTGAGTCTGCATTGTTTTTACACGCTCTTGTGCTACCTTGCCAATTGTGTCAAATTCTTGTTTAAATAGTCTTCCAAATGTTCTAGTAGATCCGCCTGCATAACGGAAATACTCACGCATAGAAAGTTTATTTGTCTCTAATGCGTGAGTAAATGACTCCGTTGAAGTTCTTACATTCCCCATCTGAGCAGAAAATTTGCCCGTAGCATTGATGGAGTTTAAAAGGTTTGTCTGTAAATTTTTTTGTGCTGCTGCAGAAGCTGCACTATTTTTAGCTACAGATGAATGAAAGGTCGCTAATTGGCGCTGTAAATTTTTGAGTTCTGCCAGGGCCGCTGACGTATCAATATGGACGCCAATATTAGCATTTACATCAGCCATTCATTTACACCTCTTGTATTACTTAATTGTTTGCAAGCACTGTATTTAAAAGAGCATTTGCATCTGATAGTTTAACTCCAGAGGCTGCCTCAATAACTTTGTAAACTGTTGGAAGGTCTAAAACCTCTTCTAGTTTATTTATGTCTTTTGACAGTTCTGGGCTGTATTGTTCCATAGCAATTTGAACACATTCAATAAGAAGAGTCATTGACTTTTCATTATCTTCTGCTACCCCCGCTACTTGCTCGAACTTTTTCATAAATGGACGGAGCAAAGAAATTTTAAGTGGACGAACCTTAATCTTTGTGCCATCCATGAGAACAAGTTCTTCACCCTCATGTATTGCTGTTGCCATTGTGTATCCTCCTATATAGGCTATGTTAATTATAGCATAAAGCGCTTACTGTGTTAGATTTTCGTAATCTAATCCCATACCTATACCAAACCCAAGCTTTTGAGCTTTTGGTCCTTGTAAAGATAATATATCATTTGAATCACTAGTTTGCCCTTTACTAAATACTCTAGCTTTCATATCTTCCCATTCTTGTTGTCCCTTGCTTTTCCCCGACTGTTTATCTAGGTCAACACCCTGAATAGCAGCCATAAACTTTTTTTCAGCATAATCTAATTCTCTACTAACTTCTAGTGTTGCCATTAGCTCTGGCATAGATAGTGATAACTCTAACTCTTGGTAGTCTTTCCATATACCCAGCAAAAATACCTCTGACTCTAACTTAGCAAGATCAAGATCTTCCCAGGTAGAACCACTTTCTACTGCTTGGGTTTTTACTGGCTCTTCAGATTTTTTATTAATTCTTATGCCAGCGGAAATATCTAAAACTGAATAGACTGTTGGCATATCAATATTTTCTTCAATATCCTCAACGCTGCCCGATATTGATGGATAGTATTGTTTCATACAAACCCTTACGCATTCTACTAATGCTGCAATTGCTTCATCATCATTTTTAGTTATTTTTACATTTTCAAATGCTTTCATAAATTCACGAAGATATTTAATTTTTAATGGCACAATTTCTACACTAGTTCCATCTAATAATTGAATTATTTCACTTTTATATATTGTAGTTGCCATAGAAATTCAATTCTACCATAAAACAACAAAGCCCACATCCGAAGACATGGGCTGTGAAGTATAGTTAAACTATTATGATAGAAGGTCTCCGAATGTGCGGTCAACGATCTTACCGTATGATCCTGAAGTATCCTCTGGTAGCAAACGGAATGATACTTCAAACATTGAAGCCTCATCACGCTTTGCTGAAACTGTTACGTTTTCAATTGACAAAGCACGGTATGCTGTGTAGACACGCTCCACAAATGGAGAATCTACGCAATCACCTGTTCCAGGTCCTACTGCAACAATTCCACGCTCTACTGGACATTCACCGATATCTCCTGCAGATAAGTTCAAAGACTTGCCTGTGTGAGTGTTGACGGATCCAGTCATTTCAGTATCGCTAAATGCTAGAGCCAAGAGAAGGTTCTCAAGGGTAGCTTCAGCAAAGGCAGTTGCAAGATTAACTTGCATACCTTGCTTATAAAGCTTAGCAACGTCAAGAATTTGGTCAACCTGAACTTCACCGAAGTCTGGTTGGAACTGCATTTCTAGACCGTTCATGGTGTAACCTACGTTAGTATATGTTGCATCATCTGAGAGTGTTTCTCTGAATGATACTTCAGTGCTAAAAGACTCCAATGTATTTGGAGTTAGGGTTGTATCTGCAACAAAAAGTGCTGCTGCACCAACGATAATGTTGGATGATGTTCCACGACTATATGCCATTTATTCACCTCTTTCTGTAAAAATAGATATTAAGTTTTGGCGCTTGTTTCCTCAAACTAATTATAACACCATTTTATGTATATCTAGCGCTGACCGCATCTGTAGTGTGGTAGTCATACTCAATAACTAGCTTATTAAGGAATAGTGTCCTAGCTGAGGCCAATTCTGCTATATCTCTTGACTCATCTGCTTGGTAAACCTTGGTATTGTGAAAATATACGTTGGGGGTAATAACATTGCCAGATTCATCTAAAATATCATTTGATGCAATCCAGGAATTCATATCTTGGGCTGAAGAGTCTTCTCTATCGAGGCACTCAATAATTACACGAGTTACATCAAAAAGGTTACTAAGATCTGGGGCATATATAAAATATACTAGTTGCTCACGCTTGTGCCTATAGAAAGCGTTTGGTCTAAATCTAATTAATCTATCAAACATAATTACAGTGGCGTTAGGGTTATTTCTAATATATACACTATCGTTATAAATGTCTTCTATATTTATTGGACTTTGTGCAGGGAAAAATGGTTGGAATGGGTTAGGCCCATCCGGAACCAATCCAAACTCTTGAAGCTCACTATTTACAAAAGCATTAAGAAAAGTTGGGGGAAAGCCAGTATTTAAATTAACATTAGAAGCCATAGGACTATTCTACACCAATCTTTGCATTAATAATCCATTTATACCCAGTATCAATTCCCTTAGATCTTCCTAATCTGGAACCTGCTTTAACATTTTTCTTAAATACTGTGGGTCTACTAATATAGTCATAAATGCCACTAGCCCTAAGAAATGATTGTTTAAAATATCTTAGCATAAATTCATCCATAATGTTTTCAAAAGATCCTTGAACATATTCTCCTCCAGGATTTCTAACAGTCACCGATCTTTTTGTAAATACGGTTTTTCCACCTTCAGTAAATACCAACACTGATGATTTTTTAGGTGTTATAGTTACTGGAATTCCTTCTTCCATAATTTTTGCTTTATTATAAAATGGTGTATTAGAGTCTTCCTGAAGACTTTTAGATTGTCTAAATGTGGACTTAATGCTTAATCCTAAATTGCTAACTGTATAATCTAAATCAAAAAGTCTTGCTTGAGGACTTCCAGTTTGATACCATTCATAAACGTGATGTAATGCTTGTGGATTTCCTCTTGCAGAAACATCTATGTAAGCCCCCATTGCCTGAATAACTCCCTGACCAAGATTTTTTAAAAATAGAGTTTTTCCTTTTTGCACTCCATCTAAAAACCCAAAAGAATAGTTAACAATATTATTTATCTGTTTTTCAAATTGTTTTGTATTAGTTCTTGTTATCATTAGTCACTCACTGTTTGATTCTCTGTTCTACGCCAGAGCATCTTAAAATATTCTACTGATCCAAAAGGTCCAGTAAATGGCTCTACCGTTGCCATTTCATATATTGTTCCTTTTCCAGATCTAGGTCCTGCTGTTTCTTTGTAAATCATCTCGTCGTGAGCATTACGAATATTAGTTACTAAAATATTGGTTATGGCATTTTCAGAATTATTAGAGGATATTCTTGGATCAGACTTAGTCCTAGCAATAAGTTTATTTTCATATTGAAGAAATGTTTCTGGTTTAATATCTTCAGTTCCTGCACCGCCAACGCTTGTAGCATTACAAATTATTGTTCTATCAAAAACCCAAGTTTTAGTTGCTTGTCCATATTGTGTTTGATTAATAATTGGATAATATATATCAGCCTTCATTGGATACATAAAGTCTGTTTGTAGACAAGAATCCACTATAATACTCCTGGACGGATAATCGTTTCTACATATTTATTTAATATTTTATCTACCAAAAGATTTCCAGTTCCTTCAATCATTCTTTTATCATACTCAATTTTGAATTGATCTGTTGAATAATTTTTAACATAACGCTTATAATAGTCTAATCTACCGCATTTAATATCTTCAATTAACAATTTTGTTGCATCTACAATATCTATTGGAACTACCTTATAGCCAGTTTCCAGCAAAAAGATACAATCAAGTCCTTCTGAAAATGCTGCTGATGGAAAAATAGTTTGAACATTTCCACTATCTTCGGTATCAAATAAACTAATAGAGTCTGAAGGGGCTACGGGTATGCTTGGATATTTTCTTTCTGCACGACTTAAGGAATCAACAAATGCTATTGGATCTTTTGTAATTGCACTTTTATCTTTAGTAATAAGGTAGTTATATTCTTTTAATGCTGGACCATTTACGGTGTCACTAAGGTCATAAACCAGCTCTGCATTTTCATATGCTTTTAAAATTTTATGTGTTCTTTTCCAAAGCGGTATGTAGTCAGTTCCTTGTCCAACAACTTCTAAGTATGTTCTATTATAATAAAATCCACCAGTAATAGAATCAATTATCATTCTTGCTAAATTTTCATATTCTGTGTAAGCAGTAATATCTGTAGCTGTTCCAGAAGTAGCAAGTGTTGCTGGATTTACGTATGGTCTAACAATTTCTAGATTATCCTCAACTACAACATCTCCACGCACAAGGTCTGCTCCAGATGATCCAGCATCTTCGTAAATGCTTAAAGCATAGGATTTATCATATTTAACAAAATCTCCAGTTAGCGAATAAACAATTTCTGAGTTTCCCGTTGAAATAATAGACTCTTCTGTTTCAGTCTGTTCTGCAACATCTTCAATAACAATAATGTAGTCTGTGTTTGCATCTGGAACGGTATATGTAACGGATAATGGGTATGGGGGAATACGAAGAATTGTTGACATAATTATTTACCGTAGTATGAGGATAACTCTTCAGGTGGTGCAATTCTAACCAACCTGTGTGTTAACCACTTTTCAGATGCCTCCTTTGAAACTATGTTGTAACCTACTTTTAAAGCCCCTAGATTGTCCATATGTAGGTTTCTTTCTGAATACAGGGCTACCTTATTAACCAAAGTTTTTACTTTTTCTACTTTTTCTACTTCTTCTTTTGGCTCTGGTGGAATCCAACTAGCCAAGATTTCTAAAATTTCAAGTTTAGTATTTGCTTCAAATAATTCTATATTATTTTTTTTAGCATAAGATTTTAAAGACATTACAGTTTTTGTTGATAACTCTTCTATTGTTAGATTCATAATTCTCCAATGCTTATTTGTAATTATACCAGAAAAGAATAAAGCGGGTAGTTTTTACGCTACCCGCCCTATTATTTATTGGTTAAATCTTAGGAATCAGCACTATCTGAGTCGACATAAGCGACTGCATCTAGCTCTTCCCATTGAATACCAAAGCGAACGAATACTGTGTATTCGATTGTGTCCTTCTTTGCACGATATTCACGATTTACTGTGATATCACGTTGGAAGCCCCATACACGGTTCTGAGGGAATGTCAAGTCGACATATCCTGCAGGGTAATAAGGAACCTCAAGAACATCTACACCAAGCACACGGGTTGTGCGTGAGTTGCCAGTAGTCTGTGCACCACCATCAAGGAATGCTTGACGATTTGCTTCAGTGCTTCCTGGACGGTTAGCAAATGCTTCTGCAACTGCGTCAGCTAGTGTTCCGTTGTTACGGACAATACCAGCGAATGCATCAGTTCCTGCATAAAACTTAAGGTTTGACTTAAGTGCACGATACTTGCGTGGCATTGCTAAAAGCAAGCCTTGCATTACTGATGTTGTGTAGTTGTTGTCTGAAATTGTTGCAGCATATTCGTGTGCGTCGTTACCGACTGTTCCACGAGTTTGCTTTACGAATCCAGGCATAATGGAAAGGAAGGCATCTCCGCCTGATCCTAGACCATTGATAGCAAGATCTTCAATATCGTTAGCAAATGCATTTGTCATCAAGCGAACTAGATGATCTTCAAGTGCTCCGCCTTCAATATTGTCTTCAAGTGCTTCAGTTGATACTTCCCAGTCAAGACGAATCTTTTTGGTAGTTAGTTCAACCTTTGAGAATGTTGCGCCAATGTTTGTATAATCTGGTGCGCCTTGTGCAGCTGCACGGATTACACGCTCTCCAACGTTGACCTTTTCGATCTCCATTGTGTTTGCTCTCATTGTAACTCTACGTCCATCTTTGGCGAGAACTGTTGCATCCCACACATAGTCGATGAAGCGACGAGCCTGCTCTGGTGCTAGAATACCACCAGCCACGCCTGTTGGGTTTACTGCATTTGCTCCAGATGTTGATCCGAATGCTGCAGTTGCTGTGTTACCGAGTTGTGATCCTACAGACTGTGCTGCAGAGTCCAAACCAGTTGCACTACCAACACCACCAGATACGAAACCGCCTTGAGAGTTAATCTCATTGCCTGCTCCGCCTGATCCAGGGTAATTTTTTTCTAGATTGTTATTTTGTTCCGACATATTGTTCACCTCCTAGTGATTGTATATCTTAGTTAAATAGGTCGGTTGATTTGAGGAAACGACCGCCCCATAGGGATTTCTGAACCTTTACAGGTTCAAACTGCACGATCTCGCCTAGATCGCCAGACTTGCGGAAAGCTGTATCTTGCTCTACGGCATCTACTCGCTTACCAAACTCATTAAAGACACCCTTAACATCGTTAACTTCTCCAGATACGGCCTTAACCTCACTAGATACAGTGTCAATAGATTTACTTAGTGCAGCAATTTGGTCATGTAGTGACTTTACTGTTGCTGCAAGATCGCCAAAGGCATTTGTAAGAGAATTCTTAATGTCAGCAACTGCCTCAACAATTACATCATCAGACTTGGTTACATCATTTACATCTGCAACCTTTTCTCCCTCTTCTGATTTTTCAATAGAAGAATTTGCACTACCATCGACTGAATTTTCTGCATCTGTAGCTTTTGCTACTAATGCCTCATCAACGACTGCAGAAGTTTTAATAACTTCTACTGGTTGTGCCTCTGGAGCGACCTCAACATTTTCAACGTGATTATCTTTTTGGATATCTTGCGCTGCTTCTGTCATAGGACTAACCTCCTTTGTAATCTTAATTGTGCTAATGCCTTTGGCACTATCAACTAAGAACTTTATCATGTTTACTTTTTCATTATCATTTTTTTCAACAAACCCTATATTTTGCATTTGCTTTTGTGTTATTGGATGCATTGCTGTTTCGGAATCTGAAATCATTACCAATCCTGTTTCTGCATCATAAAAAATATTTTCTGTTTCAATCTTTGAAAGCATTCCCTCAATTACATTGTGGCCATCTTTCTTTTCTATAGAAACAATGTTGGCAAATTGATTTGCTGGAGAATCTACAAGAGATAGTTCAAACAAATCATACTCTTTAATAACACGAATGGTTTTATCCATTTCTTTATCAAATGCGTCATCCCAAGTTTTAATGTTTCCCCCAATTGAAAACCCTGTGTATGTTCCATCCAATACCTTTTCCCAGGCATTTTGAGCACCTTTTGAAACGTATGCAGATACATAAACTCCACTATAAAACTTTTTATCATTTGGATCAAAATATCTATCTTCTTTAAATGAAACTATTTTTCCAACTGCTGATGGCTGATGCATTTCTCTTAGGTTTCCACGGAAATTTTTAAATGCATTTACGCTAGACTCTGTAGTTACAATATCTCCTTGCTTATCAATATTGTCAAGAGTAGCAAAACCTGACACCATACGGCGCTCAATATCAACCTTTCCAATAGGCATAGATATGCGAACGTTATCGCCTTCGGTTACCCAATGGGCTTTATTTATAATCATAGCTTTTCTATTATACCAAACATTTTAAACATTATCTCAATTATTGAGATGATCTCCCCTCACCTTGGGCATTTCGTCCAGAAACAGTTGTAGGAGAGTCTGAATTATTATTTGTTCTTTCAGAATTGCGTTGTCTGTTTCCCGCAAAATTTGCTGCTGCATCAGTTGCCTGACGTGATGACATTACAAAAGGCTCATCTCCATCTGCTCTTTGTGGAAGATCAAGCTTTATTCGAGCCTCATTTGGAGTCATAACTTGAGTTTTTACATAACGCTCAAGAATTTGAGATTGGGCAATTTCATCAGTAAGAGTAAATTCGTTAAACTTAAGTTCAAGAATGTCTGTTTTTTCTTTAATAATTTTATTCACTACCTTAGCAATATGGTTTTGAGCTGGACGACAAACCTGCTCTTTAAATGTTCTATCTTGTGAAATAGCTGCTGCAACACCAGAGCTTTCAGATCCACCAATTTTAGACATAGGCATTTGATGGGCAATAAAAATATCGTCACGATTTTGTTTACGATATTCTTTAAAAGATCCATCTTGAATGCCATTTTCAACAGCTTCCATTTTAAACTCAACTTTATTTTGATCTGTATCCCCAGGAAGAGGGATGTATAGAGTTCTATGTGACTGAGACTTTAAACCAGTTTGTAGGAATCTAAACATCTTGTCTTCTCCATCAGAAGACAATTTAGCACCCTTTAGGGTTACAACATATCTTGGGACAGCTTTATTTTCAAAATAGTCAATGTTATATTGTGATGCAAGTTGATCTCCAATAAGAGATGGCAAGGCAGCAATAATATCTGGAATTCCATAATACGTGTTTAGTGGAGAATATTCTTTATAGTGAATAATTTCGTTTGGACGTGCATCAGCTGTCATTGGGTTTTTATTTTTAGCCCCAAAATTTCTAAAATAAACTACAGAGTTTCCAATAATTTGAACGAATCCATCGTGAAGGCGACGCACACGGACCGTGGTTGCTGGAATGTGGCCAAGGTATCCTATTTCTCCAGTTACCGTTCTTCCTATTTCTAAAAATCCATTTCCTGTAGCTTGAACATCTGTGTAAAACTTTTCCATTGTTTTTGTAAATGAGTCATCATCATTAAGGTTTTCAACCCAATCCTTAAGTTCAAGTTTCATTCTTTCGATTCTACGACGAGCTCGGTCAACTGCTGCTTGATCATCATTCATTTCAAACCTAAGCATTGTTTTATCTGCAACTTCAAATGAGTATCCAAGACCAACTACATTTTCTACCTTTGCATCAATAGCAGCATGATTAGCAAAAGAGGTATCATAAAAGTTAGCTAACTCATACATATTGTATGGTGGAGTAATTACATCAAACAACCCATATCCATTACGATATACAGTTCCAGGGTTAATGGCTTTTGATGAAGCATCTACGCCCGAAGGTGTTGCATTGGCTGAATCTAAGTATGCATTAGTTGCAGCGTTAATTGCTTTTGTTACATTCCGTGCAGTTTTTCTACGAAAATTTTGATCAAGTCCAGAATAGTCTTTTAAGTTTTCCCAAGACTTATTAAAAGGATCTTGAGAAGCAAAAATATTTTCATCTTTTTCTTGAGTGTTTAGTCCAACACTTACATATTCGTTACTCATCGCTACCATACTTATCATAGGTTTGTCGTGCTGCTACCCAAGCTCCATGATCATTCATAGATGGGATTAAGCCACTTTTCATTCTATCTAGTTGTTCTGAATACTCTTCTTCGCTAATTCTGGTGAGTCCTGGAACAAAAACACATTTTCCTTCACCATCATCTCCGTAGTGAAGGGCTACCTTTTTTAGCTCTGAAATTTTTGATATATCTCCACGCTCTGATGGAATGTTTAAAACACTACCACTTCCATCAGTAAACCAATTTCCATCAGACTTTTTATACACATAAAGACCCCAATTGTAGTCTTTTTCAATTACTTTGCGTCGGACATTGCCAACTTTTTTAAGAATTTCATTATCCATAACCACAAGTATAGCATATTAGACAGGGACACTGACAGATGTCTGCCAAATTGTATCTGCATATATTTTTACCCTATCTGCATCAAAAATCATTCCTTCTGAATCATCAATAATAATTTTATTAGTTCCAAGGTAAGTCTTATAAACTGAGTCTGGGCTTACTCCATATAGGTTAGACGTTCCAATAACTAAAACGCCCTGCCAAGTGAAATTATTTATCCAGTATTGCCAATTAAGGTTGGATATGCCATCATTTTTAACTTTTAGCCAAGGCCTAGTTAATGCGCTCTGGACCTGTTGTAGGTTGTTAGCTTGATAATATCCAACATTATTAAATAGCATTGGGCCAGTTAGGTTAATTCCTCCAAGATACAAGTCAAAATTTAATGCATTTGAAAATGCTATTCCAAGAACTCCCCATTCTTTTATTGTTATAACTGGCTCTTTAACCAACAGACCGTTCCAAAAATACGATAATCCATCTACATCTAGCCCAGTGCTTTGACTTTTTGCATAAACTCTTGCCCTGTTTCCTTTTTGACTATCCGCAACCATGTAAAATTTAATAGTATCGTTTTTATAATTAATTTCAAATATTTCGGTAGGAACTAGTGGGAAATTTTCTTCATCATACCTCATCCAAAGCTGTGTAGCACTAACACGATAGCTTGAAGATAATTCTTGATTTATAGGAACAGCAATTCCACGATTTATTTGTTTATCAAATTCACCACGAACCTGTATTCCAGTTTTTCTATCTAAATACAAATAGGGAGTGCTTCCCTTATATATGCTAAATGGATTTTTAGATTTATAGTCAAAATATATTCCAGATCTTTTATATGGAAATAGGTTAAGTCCAAAACGAGTTCCAATTGAATTAAAAGAATTTTCGCTTAATGCTTGAGATGCAAACTCTAATTTATTAAGCTTTATTGGCTTTGTCAATGTGTTCCTTAAATTAAATTCCAAATTAAATACAACAGCCAAGTCATTAAAGTCAACAGATTTTGTAGGATATATTAGTGTGTTGTCGATAATTTCAAATCTAGTATTTGCCCATGCTGGATGGTCATCCATGTCTATTATTTTGTTGCTTTTTGGTGTTTCATTTATAGTAAAAGAATCTTGTAATGCATTTGCTCCCGCATCAATATATTGAAATGTTAAATAACTTCTAATTGAGGCATTGGTTGTGTCATACTGATAAAACTTTTCAGATTTTTCTAACATATCTTGATAATCTGACCAACCAGTGTAAAGAATGTTTCCTAGCTGCTCATATGTTCTTTGAACTGGGTTTTTGTATTCATTCTTTAAATCAGAATATGTCCAGCTTTCTGCAATAGACTCAACCTCTAAAACCTTATCTGGTGATGGATATCCAATATTAAATTGTAAAAAGTCTAGATCATAGAACTCATTTCCAACATCATTGGCTACAAATTGTGCAAAATATGATAGTGGCAAATAGTCTTGCCAGTATCCAGAAACACCAATATCTAAAAAGAATTTATCATATGCCTCAACTGGTAGAAGCGTATAGCTTGCTGTGTGGTCTATAAGAGCAATGGCGTTTGTTTCTTCTATTGCCCCGCTTTCTGACAAATCATCAAATTTAACAATTCCAAGTTCATTAAAATAATTTGATATTGATTTATGGTTAAGGTCTGTTGCAAATCCTAAAGAGTATATTTTGCCAGAAAATGAATTTTCTAACTCTTCGTCCCCTGCAACATAAATTTTTAAGCCGTTTATATTACCAAAAAAAGCTGAAACATTTCCTCCAAAATGATTTGTCAAATCATCTATATTAATGCCAACTGCAAAAAGTTGATCAGACTCAACTGTTTCTGTTGTGTATAAAGTTTCTTCTATTCCATTATAGTTTAGGATATATTGAATTATGTTTCCATTAAATTTTATAACAAAAAAGTCATTAGTAGAAGGATTGTATATTTTTATTAATGTTTGAGCAAATCCATCTGCAAGTGCACTACCGCCATCATATACTTCTGACCAAGTTAAGGTATTGTAATATTCTGCGTCAGCCAATGACGTTTGAGCAGAGTTATATAGTCCTCCATCAATTAACAAAACGCTACTACTAAATACCCCATATATAGATTTAACCCTATTATTTAAAATGTTTAAGCTTGGAAAATTAAAATAAGTTCCCAGTCCAGACCAGGTTTCATTTGGTCTAAACGTGACAAATTTATATGGAACTGTAAGACCCGAAGAAACATCTTGAATTTCTTGATTATCTAAATAAAAACTATTTAATGTTTTTGATCCTAAAGAAATTTCAGGCAATGAATATTCTGGTGTTGTTAGCGATGTTGAAGTTGTAACGAGATTATCAAAAGATCCCTGTTGCCATTGTGCAAAAGATGGATAGTTGTAATTTGATGTATAGTCTGCAAACGGATAATCTATAAAGGCAGAAGATCCTCCGTATGCTGAGTTAATACCTTCGGGAGAAAGAACCCCTTGTCCGTAAACCCACCTCCTTTTAGCAACAATAGTTGGAACTTGATATGAATATATTGCAACACAGTCTATCTCTACTGGAGACACATCTTCATAAGCATAGAAACCAAGCCAGTCTTGTGAATCTCCATTAATAAATTCTGAAGGCAAATCCATACCATCTGTATCAATTGTAATAGATACAACTTCTTCACCATTTAATATCATCGTTGCAGAATTACTAATTACTCTAATTTGAATAAGCATTGGCCTTACCCATTCACCAACAAAATGTGAAGCAAAGCTATTTCCAATAACTAAAGTTAGAAAACCAGATTCCACATATAAGCCATTAGCTCCAGCAATTGGTCCAAATATTCTTTTAGGCTCTGCGGTGTTTGAATTTATTCTTGCCCAAAATTCTACTGTATACTCTTTATACCTTCCAACTTCATTTAAAAATCCTTTGCCAGGAATTATCAAAGAAGGATTTTGTGATGTGTTTGGTATTAACTTTGTAACTCCAGATGCACCATAAACTAAAGGAATGCTAGTATTTCTTGCAAGCAAGGCATTATTATTTACTATGTAATATCCCTGGTTTGAAGAAAGTCCATAAGCTGCTGCCGGAACAACTTTGTCTGTTGTATTTATAGCTATTTCAGATGGAAATACCTGTGGGGTTACACCAAGCGATGTTGTATTAAACTCTTCTGACCATTGGCCCAGAGTAATACCATTTAAATAAAACTGATAATCTGTTGCATTAGAACCGCCAGATAAATATCCTACTTTAACCACTATTCGTAAATTTGTATATTCGTTTGGAATTTCAAAAGATTTTGAAACAAAACCCCAGCTTTGAAATAAGGTTGTTTCAAAAGTTTCTAATTTTTGAATAATTAGTGACGTAGTGGTGTCTGTATACTCATACCCAACTGATATTGATTTAGTATATGCACTGTTTGAATATAAATATAAACCAACAGAAAATGTTCCAAATTCTGAGTTTAAATCTAAAAAATTAACAAGATCTGGACTAATGCAAACTATTTCACCTTCAGATCCAACTGGAACATTTCCTTCTAATAACGTTGTTGTGCTATCTAAAAATGGCTCTGAGCCTATGGTTGATTCTGTTGCTGTTCCGCCAGTAGTAAACCATTGACTTTCTATATCTCGCTGGCTTTCTGAAATAAGACTAACATAGTCGGATTGGTCGTCTAATGCCCAAAGCACCAGGGGATGCTCTGCGTATATTTTTTCTGCATAAAGATTTGATGGGTTAGACATGATAACCCTATTATAGCAGGATGGGGATTAATATAATTTAATCTCGCAGGCATCTGTAGAGCAATAAGATTCTCCCTCAGCCTCAAGATTTTCTACTCCATCATAAATAGCAGACCAATCAATTTTACCAATTTTACCCACATGAGAATTATATTCTTCACGAGTAATTTCGGTATAAGGTTGTTGAGGATAAGTCTTATTTCCCATGGGAAGGAATGAGACTGCCTTTAGCTGTCCTTCATACATATTGAGGGCTGGAGCAATAAACTTTGTTTCTTCTTGTTTATCAAATGAAAGTGTTACAGAAACACCATTATCTGACCAGTATTTTTGAGCAGTTGCTGCTAAACCAATTTTTTCAAATAAGCTAACTTCTTTTTCAGAACGCTTGTGTCCTGATGCTATTGGAAAATATACTACTGAAGTATTTGCTGAGACTAGATCATCTTCAATTTTATATCCCGCTGCTTTAAATAAATGTAGCATAGGATCTGTATTACCAAAACGAATAGCACGAAGGTAAAACTCACCACCAGGGCCCCAGTGAACTCCAGGAGTAGCACCAGAAAGAAGTGATACAGAGCCTGATGGCTTAACTGTTGTTACACGAATTGATTCACGAACACATAACCACTCAGAATACTCATGGTCATAGTGACGAATCTTTTGATATCCCTCATCCATCCATTCACGAACAGCTGGAAGTCCATTCTCATCTGCAAATGATGCAATGCCAGTAAGAGATGTTCCAATTCTGCGGTTACGTTGCATAATACCGTTTGTTTGTTGCCAATGTGTTGGAAGAAGAGTTACAGTCTTACCGTATAGGTAGGCAAACTTTAATGTCTTAAGAAAGTCTTCTTTAGATTCATGGCGATTTAAATGCACTTCTACAAGTGTGCATAATTCATATGACTCTAGCGGTTGCTCTGCACAAGGATTAAACCCCATAACTCTAGAATCTTTTCCATCTGCAGGATCTGCAAGACGACCAAAATTTCTAGCTACATCAAGCCAAATAAAACCTGGCTCACCATTATCTGAAATTAAATCTACATAATCTTCATACTTTGTTCCAACCTCAGCAGCAATAGAGTTGTTACTCATCCAAGCCCATCCTGGTTTTTCTGAATCATAAGAATTTCTTTCTGGAAATGCTTCTGGATTTTTAAGATTAATAAATGTTTCATCTCCCGAGGCTCCAAGGGCAAGAGTAGCAGACCTACGAACATTTCCTGAAACAACACAGGTTCCAATAAGATTAACTATATCAACAATAGCCCTAGAATCAAGCGTCTCTCCAGCTCTAGAGCCAATAACATGATTTATCCTGTCATGTAGCGCAATAAGTGGTGCTGGACCGCTAGCAACGCCACCAAAGCCTTTAATTGGTGCTCCTAGTGGACGGATAAGGTCATAGTTAAACTTTTGAATAGATTGGTTTGGACGAAGATATGAGTTTAATAGCATTCTAACTGAATCTACCCATCCTTCACGAGTATCTGGTATTTCCCAAATATTTTCTGGTTCTGTTGGTTCATAAATTGGCATATTTTTATCTTGACCAATAGTATCGAATCCTACACCTATACCTAACATTAAAGCATCCATTACCCAAGCAAAAAGGGCGCCTGGGTCATTGCGATCAATATCACGAGTAGATACCATTGCACAATTTTGAAGGGATGCAGAGTTACGCTTTTCCATAGTCATAGGAGTTCCAAATGCCCATAGTCCACGTCCTGGTGGTGTCCACTTTAGTTCAAACATTCTCTGAAAAGCTTCCTGGGCAGACTTTTGTGCCTTATTGTCGTTCCATGGTAAACGATTATCTTTAGCATGATTTTTTTGAACCGAATACATGCCTTCAATTACACGACGACAAACTTCGTGCCAGCGTTCTTTTGTTCCGTCTTCTTTCATTCTAGAATACGTCCTAATGAAGGTAATTTCCCCCAAAGAGTTAGACCCTGCATCTGAAAAACCAAAAGGTGCTGGGGTTAGTGAGTATTTTGTTACAAAATCCTCTGATAGACGAAATGAAAATACGCTTTCTGACATTTATTATTTACCCTTCATAGAAAAATTAACCAGTGCTTCCTATTTTACGAAGCAGTCTAAAGTATATCATAAGTTTAAAAATAAAAACACGCTTATTTAAAAGAGATAAAGGTTTTCTTTAGGGTTAGAGCTTTATGATTTTTGTGTCTCTGGTATTGTTTTTGGGGTGGGGTATAGGACAAAAAACAAACAAATGAATTCAAGATTTCTTAAACTGTGATATAATAAAATCATGTTTACAGATAACCCTAATATAACAAAGCTAGATGAAAAAATATTTTTATATAAAAATTTCATTCCTAGAGAAAAGGTAAATGAAATCAATGAGTATATATTTAAAAAGGTATCTGTTAGTCACTATTTTGACGAAATTCAATTTGGACTAACACCAGCTACTTTTGAGCTACATGAAGTATGGGAAAGCATTTCAGAGCTGCTTTATCCCGAGTATGTCATACACCCAATACTAAGTCTTTTACATTTTAAAGAAGATAAAGAAATGCTTCCACATTGTGATAGTCCTGGAGAAGGAAATCATGAATCATTGACCGTCCCAGACCTTTGGGCAACATGTTGCTTATTGAGTTGGGGAGCCATTGTTTATTTTGGAGATTTTACTGGTGGAGAAGTATATTATCCTAAACAAGGAATAGAAATTGCAGTAGAGCCTGGTGATCTTGTAATTCATGGTGCGCTTGATGATTGTCTTCATGGTGTAAAGAAAGTATTATCTGGTAACAGATATGCGTTTTCTACATTTTCTCTTCCTGCAGACAAAAATCCAGGAACTTTTAGTAACTACAAAACCCCAGAATATTATGAAGATGTAAAAAATTTAATGAGCTGGCTAACTCCATTAAAGCCTAATGAAAATATACTAAAAATGGAACTTCCAGGAACTATTTACTAAAAGTAATTTAGGCTTTTTGTTTTTTCCAAAATCCAGGAGATATGTATTTATTTCCATTTTTTATAGTATTAGAAGAATGAAAATATGGCTTTTGTGATGGAAAAATAATTATTGATCCAGCTGTAGGTTTAACTATTATGTTTTGTTCTGGAAATTCTATTTCTCCACCTTCATAGTCATCATTAATATATCCAACAACAGAAATTGTTTCTAATCCATTTTCATCATATGAATCAACATGTTTTCCCATATTAGCTCCTTTATCATATTTTGATATAGATAATGGAGATAAAAAGCCAATTTCTAAATTATTCTTTTTTGCATAATCGTAAGAGCAGGCCTTAATTGCAGTTTCAACGTCTAAAACTATTTGAACCAGATCTAGGTATAGTGGGGAATCTGAATCTGCTCTTAAAGAATCTACTACACGTTTTTGCATTCCAAAAGTATTATTTTCGTCAGGTCCCCAAGTTTTCCACCTTGTGATTAAGTATTCATTTTCTTTTTCAGGGTCAGTTAGCTCGTCAAGTTTTTCAATTCTTTCAATTAATGTCTCGTGGTTAGACATAGCTTTTTCATAATAAAAAATATTTTTTTCTAAAACCGTAAGTTTGCTATTAGTCATATTTATTTTGACCACTCCTCTTTTTGTTTTTCTTGAACTTTTCTAATACCCTTTATTTCTTCTTCCCATTTATCTTTTGTCTCTTGTGAGTATTCTGCTTCAGCATAATCCCAAAAAGCCATCATTGTATGTCTTTCTCCACTTGTTACTTCTTTTACTCCATGAATATTCTCATGACCGCCAGGAAATGAAATTAACATACCTTTCTTAGGCTTTATTTCTAATTTATGGTCTGGAAAAAATAATTCTCCACCACCAAAATCTTCATTAAGATACAGTAGGGTTACATATTTATTAATTTCAAAAGCATTTGGGGTTCCATCAAAATCTGAATTATCTGAGTGTGGGTTGGCAAATCCACCGATACCCCACTTTTGAGCGTGTGATGTGTTTGCTCTTAGCTTTCTTTCAAATACGACTTCAACATGATCTAGCATTTCTACTCTTAAATCTTTAATAAAAGTTTCTGGTAATCCATAATTCAAAAGGGTTGGGCTTGTGTCTTGTAGACCTTTTCCAGATGCACCATAAAAAGCTATAAAATCCCAGGCCTGACCTTCATTGTCAAAGTATTGGGCTAGTCCATCACACTCTTCATTTGTAAGAAAATTTTCAACATAGAAAACATCATGCTTAAAATTTTTTACCTCTATATCATTTTTGCTTTTCATTTTTATTCGCTCCTTGTATCGTTTCTATGATTTTCACATATTGGAACACTCATAAAGCTATTTTTGTAAAATCCATTTTCATAATTTTCTCGTATCCAAGAATCTTCTATGCTATCTCTATAATCTTTGGATGGTGCTGGTGGCAGAATACCCCAATATTTTGCTTGCATGGGACAGCAATAACAGCTAATAATGTCCAAAACTTTATAGCCTTCTGCATTAATAGCGTATGGCTTTAACTCTTTGTTTGTTTTCATTATTTGATTAAATGGAATTGGTTCTTTTACTATAGAATATGAAAAATCAAACATTCCAAGCCCATCCACAACACCATCTTCTTTGGCATATGGAGCCTTTAAATGATCTAAGCAAATATCAGGGTCTAGGTCTCCCCTAACATATACGTTAAACTCAATTTGTGCTGGTTTGTATTCGTCCCAAATTCTTAAAACATAATAACCATTTACCAATGCTGCAAAGCCAATCATTCCCCTAGAACCTTTATCTTCTATGTAATTACAGACTATTGATCCTGGAATAATTCCTTCAAAGTGATAAGAATGTGTTAAGTTAGGGTCCCAGTCACATGTATGTTTTTTTTCATAGGTTGTTCCCAATCCATTAAGAAGGTTTCTTGCAAGATGTTCACTTTTTAAAGGGTTAAGGGTAAAACCTTTTATTGACAGGTGGCTAACCACTTCTGATCTTTCTGTCATTCTATTTTAACTCATCTACTGTTTTGGTTTTAATTCTATACTGCATAATTTCGTCATATTTTTTTAGCCATTCTTCTTTACCATATTTTTGTTGATACTCTAAAAACTTTTCAGATGGCTTGTTTGGAATTAAATAAAAACACCTAATAAAATATTTTTCTTTTTTAGAAACATGGCCAACTGCATGGTAATATAATCCTTCTTCAGATAAAAGATCTGGATGCCCTGACGGGAAAACAACAACGTCTCCTGCTTTTGGCTTATATTTTATTTTTTCTTTTTTTCCTTTAACGGTAAATATCAACTCTCCGCCATCATAATCATCATTAAGATAAATAGCACACGTTACTGCAAACTTAGATCTATCTGAATCAAACTCATACCATTGGTAGTCGGTATGTGGAACCATGGCTAAAGGCTCTTCTGTATCATGTGGTTTAAGGTCTGAATAGTATTTACAGTATGATGGGCCCATGGTTTCCCAACTTTTATCAACAGATAGATTATACTTGTTTAGGAAGTGAGCAACACTATCTTTAAAAGCTTTTTCAATATTATCTCTATACTGTTTTTCTTCTTTGCCTTTATCAGATAAACTTATTTCATCTTCAGGCATAATTTGTCTTGTTGATGACATATATGTTCCAAAGGTTGACCACTTTTGCCAATCAAAAAATAAAGGACTTTTATCTGGATTAATTTCAGAGTCTTTTAAAATTTCTACAAAAGCTAAAGGATCTTTTATTAGGTTTTTATAAATATGAACTTTGTCAAATAAAACCTCATACTCTATTGTATCTTGAGCATCAGTCATGGCTGCCTTTCGCCAGTGTGTTTTAAAATTTCCCAAAAAAATGGACAAGTAAATCTTAAACCACTTTTTATTTCTGTTACTCCGTGTATAAAGTTTTTATCTCCTGGGAAAAAATAGGCTGCACCTCTTTTGGGTTTAAACTTAACATCTTGAAGCGGAAAGTAAAGCTCTCCACCTTCATAGTCATCATTTAAATAAAATAGACTAGATAAGTCATAGTGTGGAAAATCGTTTGGCAGTCCAGCATCTGGACCTTCATGGAGTTCTTTATCTGCATGAGGATTTTGAAATTGCCCAGGAAGCCATTTAACAATGCTTTGTCCTGTAGGGACTACCTTAACACTAAAAAAGTCCTCAATGATTGGTTGCAGTCTTTTAAATAGTCCTTCAATAACTGGACCAATCTTTGGATCATTTTTATCTAAAGATGATCTATTGGCAACTCTATCTTTCCAATAGTCTGAGTCGTATGTAATAGTTCCATTTTCATTTACATGGGTTTCTGAAATATCCCAAATTGTAATAGACTTAGCAGCATGTTCTAAAAAATCAATTTCATCTTTTGTCATAAAGTTTTCTAGCTCAACAATCATGCTTTTGTCATTGCCAAAAAACCCAGATGGTGTTATTGACATTTCTTTTCTTGGGTTTAAATTGCTTATTTCTATCATAATAAAATTATACCACTTTCTTTTTTGTATTTTTATTTACAAAAAGACGTAAAGCCTTGGTTTCGTGAGAGCCAAGAGTTTCTCCTTTTTCGTTTACAGCATCCCTATACCAATCAGTCCACCTACCGCTTTCGATTATGCCTCTTGCAGCGTCACCGTAAGATTTATTATTGTTATAACGAATGCTGTCTTTATCGTAATAATCAAACATCTCTATAGTTGTATTATCAATAGAAGTTAAAGATATTGGAATTATTGTTGCAATCGGATCCCCCGCCTTTATTGTAATTTCTTTATTAGCAGTTTTTACCCTGATTGCTAATGGAAAGTCGTTATCATACCAGGAGGTGCTTACTAAGTAAGACATAGTTTCAAAATCAGGATTGAAATAGTTGACTGGATTAATAACTAAAAAACTAATGTTTTTTTCTGATCTAAATACCAGTCCAGTTATAAAACTTACGGTAGATTGACCTCTTCCCGAATATGTAAAATCTTCCCCTTGTAAAATTTTAACATTTTCCGGAGAAGTATCAGTTGTTCCATTCCAAATAAACTTAACATCCTCATCGCAATACAGATTCCAGCCAACCATGTTTGCTTGGGTTACTGGAAAACACCTATAGGCATGTTTTTCTGGAGTTTCGTCCATCCAATCTCTTTTTATAGACATTGGGGATATGTCTACATGAGAATTGTTTTGTTTTTCAACTGATATGTTTAGCATCAGTCTTCGTCTGGAAGATACATTTCTCTAGTGTGAAACTTTTTATTGTAATCTAGCATAGTAACAATAGAATATTTTGTTCCAGAATGAACTGGCATAGCCCTATGTGGATACATATAATTAGAAGGAAAGATAAACAGATCTCCCGCTTCTGGCTTAGCGTTTATGTTTTGTAGCCTAAAAAATAATTCTCCACCTTCGTAGTCATCATTTACGTATGCAACCAAAGACACTGTGCAGTTGTATGAAAAACCATGATCGTGATGCTCTTGGAAATGTTGTCCTGGTCCATATTTAATAAAGTTAAACGCTTCCCAATATTTTAAAGGCATAATATTGTGATGTGCTCTATAGTCTTCTACTGCATGAAATTGTGCATCATAAACATCTTGCCATAATGATTGAAGGGCAACAGAGTCTTCATTTATATCTTTTTCAATATCAGATTTTTTAAATTTAAAATCACTACAGTCTCTATATAAAGGCATTAACTCTCTATACCCTACGAATGCTGGATTCCAACGATAAATTTTTCCATCTTTTAATGGCTCTCCCTGTGGTGCAATTTCTCCTAAAACATTTTCTAATCTATTAATAACGTCAAACTCTTTTTTTATAACATTTTTATATAAAAAGATTCCGTTACCCAGGTCTTGTTTTTCTGTCCAAGTTTGCATTTGCTACCCCTTTACTTGTATTCTCTTTTAGACCAAACTTTATTTTTATATATACCGCCGTCTGGTTGACGATAAAACGTTGCGTTATCTACAATTTTATCATAGATTTGTTTTTCATGCTGTAGTTCTATATTTTGTTCCCAGTCTTCTCTTTTAAATGGAATAATTTGCATGTATGGCGTTCCAGCAGGGATTGTTCCTTCCCATCCTTCTGGGATAAAAAATGGAAATGTTCCAAGAATTTGAACTTTATCGCAATCGACTATGCCAGTAGTGTTTAAAAATGGTAGGTCAAACCTATTCATTGGTGTCATAAAAAGGGCGCTATAGCCTTCTGGAAGCTCTAAACCCCAATCTGGATACCAGGCAAAATGTTCTTTATAATATCCATAAGGGTGGTTAAATTGTGGCATTGGAAATCTTTTTCCACAAAAATCTTGATGTTTTTCATCAGAAATAGCAACATCGATTAAGCCCTGTTGATTTTTAAAAAATGTAATATCGCATGGTGTTTTTAATATATATCCTGTTGAAAAAGCATCTAAAATAGCTGGACATGCTTTCCATGTTGGAATTTTACCGTAGTCATCAGTTGTTCCTTCTTTTGGAAACGGACATACTTCTTTTGGTGCTTTATAGTATTCTCCATTTGGCATTTTTGCAAACCTGTCTGCTTCTTTATACCATTTTGGAATTGCACTTTGGGTTGAAGAAGGCAATGACGGGCTTTTTTCATTAAGCCAAAATCTATATGATTTAAAAGTTATTATATTTTTTATTGTTTTTAAAGAATTGTTCATTTTTTATTTTTTTTCTTTAATGTTTTTTTTATCATAATACCATTGTAGCATATTGGACCTAATGTTATTTTTTTCTTTTTGGCATTTGATGATCTGAAAAAATATTACCATAAACATCACGACCTAAGTAGTAATCTCTTCCTGT